AATCTTCCGAATTGATACCATGTGGTACATAGCTTACTTGCCAATCTTCAGGCTTAGTCCAATGCTTTTCTTTATCCCAACTCCAAACTCTTTTAGTAATACCATAGGTTTGCTTTGAGATACATCCAATCCAATCACAACTTTCGTAATAATCTCTATTGTATTTTGGGTCTGGCAAATCATCCCAAATGTGATAAAAGAAAAGGGGAACTGATTGACGAATTTCATGCTCAATCTCATACAACCAAATCCAATATCTAGGGTCGGTGAAGTGTAAGATAGCATCTGGCTTTTCCATCATCAATAACTGACGGATAACATCGGGATTGCCATATCCATCAAATGGATAAATTTTTACGTTAGCATCTTCTACGCCTGTTTGCTTTCTAACATCTTCATTTAAATCAAATATTTTTCCTGCTTCAGGGTGTTTGATTGCTGCACCTAATTGTACCCAATCGTATTTGTCAACTGTTCCTAACACCAATTGCTTTGACATATTAGCTATACCACTAGCCATTCGAAGGTCATCGGACAGTAACAAGATTTTTTTCTTTGCCATAACTTATTTTGTTCTCTTAAAATTGTGAACCACTAATTTGTAGTATAGTGTATTCGTTTAATTGTTTTCTAAATTCTTCGTTTTTTGTGTAAAGGTCTAATGTTCTATTAACAAGTCTTTGAAAATTTAATCCACCTTGAATTGTAGCTATTTTAAAATCCTCATCATATAACCTTTTTATAACCTTAACCGTAGTTAATTTTAAATCTGCCATAGTTGATAATATTTGTATATACATATATATACAAAAAATTATTTTCCATCACAATGTGTTCCTAAAAATTCACACCATCCACATAACTTCGATGGTTTTTTGAAATATTCTATATCAGTTCTATATGTGCCATCGGGATTGAATACACTATCTACAAATTCAGTAAACCCTCTCCATGCTTTATTCATAGATGGTTTACCACTTGCAGGTACATGTCTACTAATTCGTGGAATATGATAATCAGTATTTTCCGAAACTTTACGTTTTAAAATCATAAACTCAACATCAATCATATCTTCCGATATTTTTAACATCTCTGCGTAGAACTTCTTATATAAAAGTATTTGTGTATTTTTTATTGGGTCTGATTTCTGATATTTACTCCATCCCTTAGTGGATGTTTTGAAATCGGTGATACGATATCTGCCAGTAGTTTTACTTCTAACGATAAAGTCAATGAAGCCTAAAAATTGTACATTCTCTCCAATCTTAGTATTAATTACTTGCTCAATAGCAACTAATTCATCATCTTTTAATGAAAAGAAATTATTAAAGTTTTTAGATTTTTGGAAGTAATCCAATATAAGATACCCATCTTCTAAGAATTCTACTAATTCTTCTTTGGAACAAATTGGGTCTTTACCTTCATTGGATTCTTTGATAAATATTTCTCTCATCTTTTCTTTAAGAAATGCTTTCGTATCCATATTTTTATCCGCTTGGGATTTGGAGATACGAAGGCATCTACTTAAATACTCTTGCAACGTTTCGTGCATTGCTGAACCAAATACTGAATGTATATTGGATGTGGATTGTGATAATCCATCTATGTAACTTAGTTTATATTGTTGTGGGCAACTGCTCCACATATTATATTGTGAAAATGATACTCTAGCCATATAACAAATATACGAAATTTATTTTAATAAACCAAAGAATTATATCTTTAATTTGAGTTTCGTAATTTGTTTTTTATCTATTCCGTATTTCTCACAAATATATTTAATATTTTCCCTACCTTCTCTAGTAGAGTAAAGAATATCAATGTATTCTACTGCCTGTGATTCTGGCACTGTAAAATCTTTCTTAATCAATTCAACTAAAAACTCTTCATATTTATCTTCCGATTTACCCTTTGTATATTTTAAATATTGCTTACCTTTTGGTAGAACATTAATATACAATTTGTACATTTCCTTTGGCTGAAGAGTTTGAGTTAAAGGTAATAATGATGCAACAAGTTCAACCCATTCCGGCTTCATTGATAGGAATCGATTAATCATAAAGTTACTCCACGATTTCAAATCCTCTTCCGATAACTTATCGAAATAGTTCGGGTCTTGCTCCGCCGTAATTGCATTAAGATGGTCGAATAACTTTTTAGCTGCCATTATTTTTCTTCTTTTACACTTTTTAATTCTTCAGGTAAAAATTCATCTAATGGTTTACCGCAATTAGTACACAAAGGTACTTCGAATGGCATTACAGTATCTCTATCACCACCAGTTAATAATTTAGATGCCTTACGGAATCTATAACCTAACATAAAAAGTAAATTACCACATTCACACGGAATATCGCGTGTATCTTTTAAATCGATTTGTGGTTGTTGGAATTGTTCGTTTATCATTTTATAATATTTAAAATTTGGATAATTGTGCTCATAAACACTATTTCTTTATCTACTACTAAAGCATCTTTAGATAATCCATCTGCAATAGTAAGTATTACATTTGCCGTATTTCCACTTGCATATTCATCAACTTTATCATATAACATTGTGTACATTTCTGAATAATCATTTAAACGATTATCTGCTACTGCTTGTCTAATGTTTATGAATAAGTTTCTTTTATCATTTGATGATTTAAGTAATTCAATCAATTTAGTTTGGAAATTCGATTCCACCATAATTGCATGGTCTACTTTCAACTCACCTTTTGCTGATTGTAATTGGCAAGTATTTAAGATTCTACGGATATCAGGGTAATATGAATTGATAATATCAGCCATATTCTTTGGTTCGTACTTAATCTTTTCCGAATCTAAAATCTTAGCAACCTGAACGGCTACATCTTTTTTAGTTGGCGGAGTGATAGCAAACGATTGACATCTACTTTGAATCGGGTCGATAATCTTTTCAATGTAGTTACAAGTCAAAATGAATCTACAATGTTTACTGAATGTTTCCATTAAGTTACGAAGGATTGCCTGTGCATTTGGAGTCATATAATCAAACTCATCCAAAATGATAACTTTAAATCCTGCAAAACCTACCGATGATGCGAAGTTCTTTACTTTGTTACGAACGGTATCCACATTGTTTTCATCCGATGCGTTGATAATCATATGGTCACATTTGATTGTGTTTACGATTAACTTTGCTAATGTGGTTTTACCTGTACCCGCCTTACCATAAAGTAGTAAGTGAGGGATATCGTTGTTATCCAAATATTGTTGGATAGTTTCTTTGATGGTTTCATTACCAACGTAATCAGCTAATGTTTGTGGGCGGTATTTCTCCACCCACAAACTATGCTCTCTTTTATTAATATCGTTTGCGAAAAAGCTCATAAATTAATTTTTTACAAATACTCCGTTTACAGTTTTACCTGTTCTATCTTTTATCTCATTCCATGCTGCTTCTAAACATTCAGCTGGCTCTAAACCTAATTGTTTAGATAAAATAATAAGAGTTACAAACGAATCACCGATACCATCTTTGATTTCTTCATCTTTTGATTTCAATAATGCACCTGCCGTTTCGCCTACTTCTTCTAACACCTTTAACATTTGCTTTGGTGCATTATCAGGAACTAAAATTCCTTTATCGTGTGCCCATTGGGTCACATTTTCTATTAAATTATCAAAACTCATATTTTAGTTTTTATTTTCTTGTTGTCTTTGAATTTTAGATTCTTCGCTAATTGGTCTTGGGAATATACTAAATTCCATACCATTTTGTCTGAAAGTTAACTTATCACTTTCGTTTGGTTGAATTTGTAATACCAAAGGAGATGGTTCTTGTCCTTCATTTTGCCAAGCGAATACTATCGGTTCATTATTGAAAAATTGAAAACACCATTCCGCATCTTCTATAATTTTTGGTTGTTCCATTTGAACACTACCTTGCTCTTGTGGAAACAATTCTAATTGCTCCAATTCTTTTTTCTTTGCCATTTTATTAGTTTTGAATTTCTACTAAATAATATTTACAAACGAACTCATCGATAATGAATTCAACGTGCGCCAATCCATCAGCCGATACTTTAAGTTTAGCAGCGGTTGCTTCTTTGTTAGCCGTTAAGATTTCTTTTAAATACTTAGCGGAGAAAGAGATTGGTTTAACTTCACCAGCGTAACCTTTTTCACAAGTGAATGTTACTCTATTTGTAGAAATTGTTGAATAACCAATAGCCATTTTCAAATCACCACCTTCGGTAAATACAGTGAATGTATCGATATCACTCAATGCACCCTTTGCTTTGATAAACTTATCAATCATAGTAGATGCCATCTCAATTGAGATACCAAATTCTGGCAATACCTTCAAATCAGGCACTGCAGGAATTACACCTAAATCAGCCAATTGATATGAAGTTTCGGTTTCATCTGAAACCAATTTTAATACGGTAGCTTTATCGCCAGCCATATCAACATTTAAAGATAAATCATTATCTAAAATGCCTAATAAATTTTTTAACAATGATGTAGTGTAAATACCAACATTGAATGGTTTTGATGTAAAGCCATTAAAATCCACTTCACCCAGCATTGTCTTATCATCTGAAATGAAACGTACAGATAATTTGTTTCCTTCTGCGTTCCATGCTACTGATTCGATTACTCCACCTAATGAGTACTTCTGAATGAATCTTTGTAAATTGTTTTTGTTCATAATCTAGTTTTTAAATTTTATGTTATTGTTACAAATATAAGAAAAACTTTTTAATATTCCAAATTAAAAGGAGAAAAACTTCTTAGCAGTTTGGACTTCCGTTGATGCTTTCTCCCACTTTAGGGCTTTATAAAAATCATCAACTTTGTTTTCCAATTCTGCTTTAAAAATCATATCCCTATCAATATATTGCTCTATAAAATCAATAATTTCTTTTGGGTCATTATAATCTTTAAACGCCACAGTCTCCAGTCCTAATGGATTATTTTTAAGATATACCCATTTTACTTTATCACCATC